CGGGATCATGACGCATGAAGACCTGGCTGCGCTCTCTTGATCGACATGAAATCCGATATTGGGCCGGTCTGCTGATGTTATTCGGCGGATTGGCCTGGAGTGTTTCCATAGCAACGGCCCTGGTGGTGGCGGGCGCCGTGATCACCGTCGAGAGCGTGATCACCTCCTACCTGGCCACCTGGTTCAGCGAGAAACCCTGATGCCTTTGTCTCCGGCGATGATCCTGCGCAATAAGCAGCTGGTGGAAAAGAACGCCAGGCCTGTGCGCGCGTCCGGCAAGGAGCGCAGCTACAGCGAAGAAAATATCACACCAGAATTGTCGCTGACGGTCTCCTCGGTACTGGCGGCCTTCACCATTCTCTCGGAAGACCTTTCCTCCCTGCCCTTGATGCTTTATGAGCGCCGCGGCCGCAGCAAGTTCCGGGCCTATGACAGCATTTATTACCGATTGATGCATGATCAGCCGAACCCGGAGCATACCAGCATGATCTTTCGAGAGATCAAGGTGGGACATTTGCTGGGTTGGGGAAACTTCTACGGCCAAATGATCCTGGATAAGGCGGGCGACGTGCAGGAGATCTGGCCGCTCCGCCCGGACCGGATGACCGTGGAGCGGGTGAATGGCGAGCGAATCTATCGCTATCGGACCCCAGACGGCCAGCAAAGAGTGTTTTTGAGCGACGAGATCCTGCACATTCCTGCATTCGGCTTTGATGGGCTGATCGGTTATTCGCGGATCACGATGGCGAGAAACGCCATCGGGCTTTCCATCTCGACCGAAAAATATGGGTCGAAGTTCTTCTCGAACGGCGCCAATTTCGATATCGTGATCAAGCATCCGGACACTCTTAGCGACCTGGCTTACAAGCACCTGACGGAATCGATCGAAGAGGAGCACAAAGGCATCGAAAAAAGCCACAAGCCCATGATCCTGGAAGAGAACATGACGATCGACAAGATCGGCATCCCGCCGGATGATGCCCAGTTCCTGGAGACGCGCAAGTTCCAGGTAAGCGAGATCGCCCGCATCTTCCGAGTACCCCCCCACATGATCGGCGACGTGGAGCGGACGACCAGCTGGGGTTCGGGGATCGACAGCCAGGAGCAGGGATACGTCAATCACACCCTGCGGCCGTGGGCCAGGCGCATCGAGGAAGCTTTGAATGCGCGCGTCCTGCTCGAGCGGGACCGTCAGACCTTTTTTTATGAGCACCTGATGGACGGGCTTTTGCGGGGCGATATCCAGACCCGCTATGAAGCCTACGTCAAGGCGATCACGAATGGATTCATGTCCAGGAATGAAGTCCGCGAAAGGGAAAACATGAACCCCCGCAAAGGCCTCGACGATATGCTGCAGCAAGCCAATCTGACCACCGTCACCACGTCGACCGGCGGCAATGGTTCGGATCCCCCAGGAAATGCGCTCGAGCCCCTTTGGCGGGACGCCGTGGCCAGGGTGATGAAACGCGAGGCCGGAGATCTGGGCGGTGTGTTGAAGCGGTTTCACGCCAAGGGCCAGAAGGAAGCCTTCACAAAATGGCTGGATCAATTCTACGGCGTGGATCACCCCGCCTTCATGAAAAAGCAATTCCAGCCCATCATCGATGCACAGAGTCGCTTATTCGGCATCCAGGATGATGGCCGCATGGAGAAGTTTGTTTCGCAATTCATGGATCAGCGCCGAGAGCAGATAAAAGCGACGCCCGTCGACCAGCTCTCGTCCGGAATGGACGAATATATCGCATTCGCCACCCAAATGATCATGTCGTTTGTGGAGGATTACATTGAATTTTTCGAGGAGGCCGCATATGAACTCTAACCCGATCCGCGTCATCGAAGGGAAGGCCAAACCCTTCGAACCGTTCTGGCAGGTAAAGAACGCAGCCCAGACCGGTGGTAACCCGGAAATCGATTTCTTCGGTTATATCTCCGAGTTTTCATGGCTTGGCGATGACATAACGCCGCAGAAATTCAAAACCGATCTCTATGAGGCTGGCAAAGGTGGACCGATCACCATCCGGATGCACAGCTATGGCGGGGAAATATTCGCCGCAGCTGCGATCCGCGCCATGCTCCTGGAGTATCCGGGCGAAATCACAGTGAGCATTGAAGGTGTCTGTGCGTCGGCAGCCGTTGCGATCGCATTGGCTGGGAAGAAGGTCCGGATCTTCGATACGGCCTACATGATGGTGCACAACCCGGGGTATCCCGGCTTTATCGGGTATTTGACTTCCGATTTCTTGCGCCAATGTGCGGACGAGCTGGACCTTTTCAAGGAAGGTCTTTTGAACGCCTATGAAACCCGCACAGGCATGGCGCGCGGTGAGCTCTCGGCGATGCTCGATGCCGAGACCTGGATGACCGCTCAGCAGGCCGTGGAATTTGGTTTTGCAGATGAGTTGATAACGGGCGGAAGCCCGATCAAAAAGGACGCCCAGCCAGGCGTCCTGAATTACGTCAATGTTCCGCCTGTATTGTTAAATGCAGCGGACCCGGCCAACCAGCCGGTGGTGGATACAACCGCTGGGCAGGAGCCCTCCGGTGAAGGGCAGTCAGGGACCGGTGCAAAGCCCGCGTCCGTGCCTACAAAACAAACGCGGGAGCGTTTGGATTTGGTGGAGGCTGCCGAGAGAAAAACCTTTGAAGGAGAAAAGATCATGGGCTTGCGAGAATTGCTCAAACAGCGGTCTGAGAAGATCGCACGCGCGCGTGCACTGACCGAATTGGCGGATAAGGAAGGCCGCGATTTCGACGATGCGGAGCGCGCCGAGTTCGAAACGCTCCTGGGCAAGGGCCCGGAGGATCTGGGCGAAGTGGGTGCGCTCGACGTTCAGATCAGCCGCATCCAGGAAGAGCGTGAAAAGCTGCGAAATGCCGAGAGTGTTTCGCAGGCGTCGCCTGCCGAAAAACCCGCAGCCTCCAAGGTGACAATATTGAAGCGCGCAGAGTTCGATGCGCTCAACCCTGCCGCCCGGGCTGCTTTCATCCGCAACGGCGGAAAACTCCAAGACTAGGCTCCCCCGCCCGGTCGATCCGTTTTGAAATAAGGAAAAAATATCATGGCCAATACACTGACCAATCTCATTCCCGATGCCTTCGTCGCGACGGACGTCGTCTCGCGCGAGCTCGTCGGGTTCCTCCCAGCCGTTGCGCGCGATGCGAAGGCCGATCAGGTGGCGTTGGGTCAAACGCTCCGCATCGAGCAGACGCCCCCGAATACCGGCGGCGCGGACATTACCCCCGCGATGGCATTTCCCGCAGCGGCCGATCAGACCATCGGAAACAAGTCGCTGACGATCACGAAGGTTCGCCAATATCCGTTCTCCTGGAACGGTGAGGAGCAGAAGGCCGTCAACACCGGCCCTGGATTTCTGACCGTCCAGCAGGATCAGATCGCTCAGGCGATCCGCGGTCTGATCAATGAAATGGAGAACGACGTTGCGGTTGCTGCTTATAAGGGTGCCTCGCGCGCCTATGGCACGGCCGGCACCACGCCGTTCGCGTCGGATATCTCCGACCCCGCCAACGTCCGCAAGATCCTGGACGACAACGGGACGCCGCTGTTCGACCGGTCGTTGATCATCAATACGGCCGCAGGCGCGAAGATGCGGACCCTCACCAACCTGACCAAGGCCAACGAGTCCGGCGATACGAGCCCCCTGCGTCAGGGCACCCTGCTCGACCTGCATGGTTTTGCCATCCGGGAGTCGGCCAAGGTCGCCAACGTCACGAAGGGCACCATGACCGGCGCGCTGGTCAACAACGGCGCCGGTTATCCGGTCGGAGCGACATCGATCGTGTTCGATACCGGCACGCCGGGTGCAACCGGCTTCCAGGCCGGCGATGTCATCACCATCGGTGCTGATACGAATAAATATGTGGTCAACACGACGATCGTTGCCGCGTCGGGAACCCTCGTGATTAATGCCCCGGGTTTGCTAGTGGCGGCAGTTGACAACGCTGCCATCACCGTCGGCAACAACTTCGCTGCCAACGTCGGTTTCAGGCGCAATGCCATCCTGTTGGCCACCCGCCTGCCCGCCGTCCCCGTGGATGGCGACATGGCATCGGATCGCTTCGAGCTGTTCGATGAGCGCAGCGGCATCACCCTGGAATTCGCCCGCTATCCGGGCTACCGGATGAACGTCTATCAGGTGGCGCTGGCCTGGGGCGTCACAATCATCAAGCCGGAGCATATCGCCCTCCTGCTTGGATAAGCAAAGTCTTGACAGCTGGGCTGGGATGGCCTGGCCCAGCTGTCAAACAGAAAGGAAGATCGCAAAATGTCCAAAAAAGAGATCACACGGATGTGGAAGAAAGGGTATCCCGGCGCCGATATTCCCAGCAGCGAGGTCGAATCAATGCTCCTGCTTGGCTGGCAGCTGGGCGAACCGCCCGAAAGTTATGAGGATGCTGAAGATCAGCAGCCGGCCGCCGATTCAGATGCCCCACAGGTCGAGGCTGAGCCCAAACCTGCAGGCGGAAGAAGGAGAGGCAAATGGTTTGGTAAGGAGAAAGATGCCGCGGAAGGATCCGAGGATGCCGGCGCCGGCGAGTCCGGTGAAGGTGAAGCCGGCTCTGAGGCTGCCGAAGGCGCACAGGAATAACCCTTACCGGTATGGAACTGATCGAAGTCACTCCTCCGGCCGCTGAGCCTGTATCTCTGACAACATTGAAGCTGCATCTTCGCGTCGATGCCACGACCGAAGACACGCTGCTGGCCGTCTATCTGGCTGCCGCGCGTCGCACCTGCGAAGGATTGGCCCGCCGCGCGTTCATCACGCAAACCTTGGCGGTTTTGTTGGATTGCTGGCCGAAGGAATCGATCGTCAAACTGCCGCGTCCGCCCCTCATCAGCATTACGAGCGTGACATGGAAGGACAAAGACGGCAATTCGAACAATTTCACCGACTTTGTCAGCGATAACACCAGTACCCCGGGACGTCTCTCCCTGGCGTATGCCAAGGCCTGGCCAGGCGGAACTCTCTATCCGGTCGGCGCGATCAAGATTCAATTCACCTGCGGATATGGTGCGGCCGAGACCAATGTCCCCGAGCATTTCCGGCAGGCTGTGCTGCTGCTCGCAGCTTATTCATATGAGCATCGGTTATCGGTCAGCTCAAACCAACTGGAGGAAGTCCCCTTTGGTGTCAAGATGCTCTGCAAGATGGACCGCGGGAGCTGGCTCTGATGGAAATTGGCAATCAGCTCATCGAGCCCGGCGACTTCCGGAC